ATCGCAGATGGCTTGACCGCCAAATAGCACAATGAGGGGAGGGGGGAACGCTCTTGGTGAGTTGGTTGGTGCTATGTTCCCCCCAAACCTTTAAGTTCAAAGACAATACGGCTCAAAGTGTAAAGTAAATGAGCCACAAAGTGTAAAACGATGAGCCACAATCGTGACAACATATCAAATGGTACTGTGTCATATATCAAACAAAATGACGGGATGTTGCATCATTAAAGCCACAAACGGCCGTCAATGATGGGAAAAGAAATCAAAAACCTTTAACACCAAATGGAGATAGAGATATATAGATATTATGGGAGCGTACATCTATTGCCCCATGTGTCAATCCTGTATGATTCAGAAGTTTGCAGAAGAGCAGTATCTTTCGGATGGCTATGGTGGTCACTATCCATAGTTTGGAAAGATGGAATGCACTTATGAAAAAACATACTAAGGTTTACCTTCAGGAGATGGGATATGATATGACTGACTTCATTCCCTGTGAAATATGCATGAGCAAAGCCGTAGACATTCACCACATACAGGCAAGAGGTATGGGTGGATCTAAGACGGCAGATCATATTGAAAACTTAATGGCAGTGTGTCGCAAATGCCATGACACATTTGGGGATCGTACCGACCTGAAGCCGTGGATGCAACAGGTACACAATGAATTCAGAGAAAGGCGTAAATTAGGAAAATGAAAAGCGAACTAGTATCCATCAGCGAGGTTAAACTGAATCCGAACAACCCACGGACGATCAAGAAGATCAAGTTTGATAAACTCGTTAAGAGCATTAAGGACTTCCCTCAGATGCTGAACATCCGTCCGATAGTAGTGGACGAGGACATGATTGTCTTGGGTGGTAACATGCGTTTACAAGCACTCAGAGAGGCGGGATTTGAACAGGTGCCAATCATCCGAGCGCATGGACTGACGGAGGAACAAAAGCGTGAGTTCGTAGTTAAAGACAACATATCGTATGGTGATTGGGATTGGGATATGTTAGCGAATGATTTTGATGCTCTTGAATTGGACATGTACGGCATGGACTTGGATCCTAAACTATTCCAAGTAGAAGAGGACAACGAGTCCGCATCAGAGGCTACGGCAACCAAGTTCAATGACTACACTATATACTTTGGCAATGAGCGAGAGATGGACATTTGGTATGCATTTGTCCGCAGATTGAAGGACAAGTTTAAGGACGAGGATAATATCTCAACACGGATCCTGAGATACATTGCTGAGGTATATGGTGACAATAACATGAAGGAGTCACAAATGATCCTAAAGTTTATTGAATACGATGTAGAGGATGGCAACGCTGAATGACCTGATCTACGAAGATCGCAATGTATATGAGGCTGCGCTAGATCGCATTGACCGCGTTTACAATAGCGTGGACGAATTATGGGTTTCGTATTCAGGAGGCAAGGATAGCCTTGTATGCCTAAAACTGATAGAAGAGTACCTAGACAAGAAAGGTTGGTCAGACAAGATCAATGTGATGTTCAGGGACGAGGAAGTGATACAAAATAGCATCCGTGAATTTGTTCTGAGTCAAGTAGATAACCCACGATACAACTTTCACTATCTAGCCACCCCCCTGTATTCTGAGATCTATATCCTAGGAGAGAAGAAACGCTACATCCAATGGGATGATGACAGGCAGTGGATCGTGCCTAAGCCTGAGGTAGCAACACGGGTGAAGGGAGTATGGAAGCAGGAAGAGTTTGAGAAAGCCGTATTCAAGAATAGCCGTAAGCGCATAGCCGTGACCATCGGGATACGAGCGCAAGAAAGCCTGATCCGTTTTGCAGGGATCACAAGTAGCGTGATACCCTATCAGACAAAAAGCACTACGATGAAGAATGTCGTGTTCTTTAAGCCTATCTACGATTGGAGCGAGAAGGACATCTTCAGGTACTTCTATGAAAAGAACATTGAGTACTGCAAGGTGTATGACCATCAGGTATTCAACAAGGATCCATTGCGAGTGGCATCAGCGATACACTCAGAGGCAGCCAAGAACCTGCACAAACTCAAGACCATTGATCCCCTGCTCTACAATCAGATCATGGATGTCTTCCCTGAGGTGGATGTACAAGCACGATACTACAAGGAGATGATCAAGGGCAAAACTAGTCGGATCATGTGGGAGTACAAGGAAAAAGCAGGAGGTGATGTAAAAGCAGCCATCTACCTGTACATTAAGGAAAAGATTACGGATGAACCCTCTTACCTTCAGGCAATGGAAAAGGTCACTAGAGCCTTTAAAACGAGGGAGAACAATCAAAGCGTATCAGATCCCATGGGCGGATACCCGATGATGTACATATTTGGTAAGGTGATTGGTGGTGGATACAAACGCCCCATCAGCGCAACGGGAGATCGTAAAGACGAATACTATGAGTACGAAGATATTTCCAATAGGTCATGATTTTGTCTATGCTCGTTTTGCTGCTGAACTACGAAAGGAGAGAGTGGCGATTCAGAAGAAAGACGATAAAACAAGATACTTAGCATATATGAATGGGATCCATCCTGTTGCAATAGTGGGCTACATGGATATGGGGAATGGGCATGTGCGGTTGAAAACGGATTATGTTAGACGGGCATTCAGAGGTCAAGGGTTGTATTCTGAATTGTTCATGTCCCGTCTTTTTATTATCTTTAGAGCATTGAAACCCAGCGTTTTAACTGCCTACTGCACACCCATGTCCCTCCCCAAATATCTTAGCGAGGGCTTTGTTGCAATGTCTGAACGCAACGGAATCACCTATGTCAAAAAACAAATAACAAACACACATGAAGAGTTACAAAGGTTGGAGTCCCGAATTCCGCAAAGCATCCCTCAAACTGACGAACAAAGCCAAGAAGATGGGTTGGATCCCTGAGCCTAAAGAATGCCGTAGATGCGGTCAGGATAAGGGCATCCTCCATCTGCACAATGAGGACTACGATGTTACCTTCTATACTCTTGAGGAGGTCTTCAACCGATTCCCTATTTCTATAACTCAGGAGGAGATCAACAAACTGAACCATGTCCTAGAGCCAATTTGTTGGCGTTGTCACATGATGCACCATAGCAAGAGCCGTAACCCTAAGGCCGTTGAACTATATTTTCAGGAGGTGAATGCAGGAAAGCAATGGCCCCCTGTCTACCGACACGATTTTACAATACTAAACCGAGATCATGGACTTTGATAAAGATCCCATCAGCAATGTCAAATGGATAAAGGCTGACCTGTTACATGCCAATGACTACAACCCCAATGTAGTCCTGAATCAGGAATTGAAACTATTAGAATTCAGCATCCTCAAGAACGGATGGATACAACCTGTACTGATAACAAAAGACCATGTGATAATAGATGGCTACCATCGCAGTTATCTAGGACGAACAAGCAAACTAATTCAGGAGGTCTATGACGGACATGTACCCTGCGTGGTGATGGACATAACGGATGCAGAAAGGAAACTACTGACCATCCGAATCAACCGAGCCAAAGGAAACCATGTCGCAGTCAAGATGCACGACATAGTGAAGAGCCTGATTGATGAGCATAACTACTCCCCCCAACAAATCATGGAAGGAATAGGATGCACCAAGCAGGAAGTGGATCTACTATACCGAGATGGCGTATTTGATGCTCTGAACATAAAGGAACACAAGTATAGTCGTGCATGGCGATCTCCAAAACAAGGTGAAAAGTGATGGCTGAGAAAGCAACAAAAACAACACTTAAAAAAGAGCAGTTCTTAGAGATCCTAGAAAAGAAAATGGGGATCATAAGCCAAGCCACAAAGGCTATGGGCATAGATCGTACTACGCCCTACCGATGGATGCGTGAGGATGAGGACTTTAAAGATCGTGTAGACGAGATTCAGAATGTGGTCTTGGACTTTGCAGAAGGCCGTTTATATGAACTAGTGCAGGACAAGAATCCAACTGCCGTTATATTTTTGCTAAAGACAAAGGGCAAGAACCGAGGCTATGTAGAGCGTACTGAGATCACGGGTATGGACGGCAATGGCTTGGATGTCCGCATTGAGGTGATCCGCAATGAGGAAACTGATTGATCTAAAAACCAATGTGGTATATGACCACCTTGAAACCACGACTAAGCGTTTTGTTGTGGAGCAGGGAGGCACTCGTTCAGGCAAGACATACAACATCCTGATATGGATCCTGTATAACTACTGCCTCAGCAACACAGGTAAGATCGTAACCATAACCCGTAAGCATGGCCCCGCATTGCGTGGCTCTGCTATGCGTGATTTCTTTAATCTGCTTCAGGAGAAGGGAATGTATAGCGAAGCCCTGCATTCCAAGTCAACCAATGAGTACAGGCACAATGGAAACCTGATTGAGTTCGTGAGCCTAGACGAGCCTCAGAAGATCCGTGGTCGTAAGCGTGATCTCCTATTCATTAACGAGGGAAACGAACTGAGTTACGAGGACTTCTTCCAACTCAACATGCGCACAACCGACAGGATCATCATTGATTACAACCCGTCTGATGAATACCATTGGTTATACGAGAAAGTGATACCCCGTGAGGACTGCGACTTTCACATCACCACATACAGGGACAACCCGTTCCTAGACAAAAACTTGGTTCAGGAGATTGAACGCCTGAAAGATCTAGATGATAACTATTGGAAGGTCTATGGTCTAGGGCAACGGGGAAGCAATGTGGCGCAGGTCTTCCAATTTGAAACGATCAACAAGATACCCCCTGAAGCCAAGTTCCTTTCCTATGGGCTTGATTGGGGCTACTCTAACGATCCCACTGCATGTGTTAAACTCTTCCTCCTAGACGATACTTTGTATTGCGATGAGATCATGTATATGACGGGCTGCACGAATGTGGAGATAGCCAATATGCTGAAGGGAAAAGGAGTGGATCCTAGAGATCGCATCTATGCGGATAGTGCCGAGCCTAAGTCCATTGAGGAGATACACCGCATGGGCTTTAACATTCACCCCT